TTTAATTCTTCGGCTGTTGCTGTGCCTTGCAACGAAGTCAATATAAATGGACCTCTTGCTGTACCATCTCCTACTCCTACTCCAGTTGCTGTAAACACTGTGCCAACATTACTATCAGCCGCGCCAATTAGTGTAAAGTCTGTTGGAGTTTGTGCTGGAGTTACTATTGGGTCGTGAGTTGATGTGATTGTATACTCTCTTCCAATGACAAATGAACCAGAGTTAACTGTCCAAGTATCTGATAGTAATCCCCAATCTTTAATAGGAACATTATAACCTCTACCATAAACATCATACACATAAAACTCTGTCTTGTCAAGAGTAAACCCAGTTAAATTAGGAACCCATTTCGTCTCAACGTAACTTCCGCCCGATGCATGAATATCTGCGTCACCGGCTCCATCTTTATAATTCTGTATTATAACAACAGAAGACTCCAATGCTCTTGCACTTACTTCACCAGTGTCGATGCCACCCGCAACTGTAGTTGCAGTAGTTCTGTATCTTAGTAATGCACCTGCTTCTAGGTCACCATGACTATTGATATCGTTGTCTGTAGTATTTGCTGGTATGTTTCCTGTTGTGCCGCCATCAAAAGTTTCACCTACTTTTTTATATCTACTGGCTTTACCAAAGTCTAAAGTAAGTTTCAAATTCTCATCAATAGTTGTTTTTATCTTTGCTGTATCTGAGGTGTTGTTCAATCGTCTTATTTCTCGTACCTTTGCGTGATATGGTTTCGTTTCTCTGATATATTCTAGTATGTCAGTCTCACTATCTCTCTGATACACTGCATGTTGTTTTAATTCTCTGCTATGTAAGTTTAGGTCAAAATAACTTGTCTTAAATAACCAAGAAGGATATGACTTCTCTGTGTAAAGATATTCAATCATACCATAAAATATATTATTAATAAATGCTGTAGAAGAATGACTTCTAATTAGTCTCATTAATTCTTGTATTTGAATTCCCACTGCATTCTTATAGTATTCTTCAACTACTGTTCCAGTTCCTGTGCCTACACCAGTTGCCGTGAAATTATTACCGACTGTATTGTTATTTGCACCTATTAATGTAAAGTCAGTTGTACCGACAGACAATATCTCATATTTTTTGCCAACTTCGAAAGCACCTGCTGTTTTTGTTTCTGGATATGTTATAGATGAAAGTGATATGTTTAATGCACTTTTACTTCTATTGACTAGTTGCAGTCTATTATCGACTTCAAAGTAATATTCGTCATGTGAAGGTAATTTTAATTTAAATGACTTTATGCCATTTTCATATTGGTCAATCATATCGAACTCTCTAGTAGTAGATAGATATGAGAAAGTTTTAATAGTTTTATAATTATCGTTTATGTACCAATCACCAAGACTAAAGATAAAGTCATCTGTGTCTATATACTGTAAATAATTTGAATACTTGGTCTGTAGTAATTCGGTACTCATTGCTGAGTTAATAATCGATGCAAAATTTTCTTTTGCCTTATGTGTAATTGTAAACCAATTATCAGTTGTATCTTTTACTTCGTAAACTCGTAATACATCTCCCACAGTCATCGTGTGGTCTTGGTCTATTTTCAAAGTAGCACCATCAATAATCAAATAACTTGAGTTTACTGTCTTATTACCTGTAGTGACCACAATGTCATTTAAAGTCAAGCCAGATATAAACTGATTGCCATGACTGTCAACTGGGGTCACGATTGCGAAGTTAACATCAGCCAATTCTGATGCTATCAATTTCGTAGCATATGATTTGTCTATAGTAATACCAGCGACAGAGTTAGTCATGTCATCTAACACTGTACTCTTAACTGTTCCGGTGTCGCTTTCTATAAGCAGTTGCCAATCTGAGTTTTCTTTGACAATTCCTGGTGTTATCTGATATTCCAATGATGCTTTTATTTTACTACTGTTATATGTCTTAGAATGGTTACTAATAATAACACTCTTATTGCCAACTGGCAAGAATTTGTTCTTAGGACCAGATGATGCAAGTAGCATTGAAAGTTCTGTAGCATCTTCGCCTGTTGATAACCAGTAGAAATATTCTGTTATTTCTTTACCAGCATTAGTATCATAGTATGTCTTTGAGTTGTATGCAGATATGCCCACTGGCAATTTTCGAGACATCGTCCATTCGTTTACCACCATCTTAGAACTATTTACTGTTTTACCCCAATACCTTCTTACAAAATCTACATTTAGATTTCCGTTGGCATCGCCATAATCATTGTAACGATAGAAACGTGCTAGGTCTGTATCCCACCAAATTTCGCCAAGTCTTTCATCTAACCACAGGTCATTGCTTGTAGTTGTATTATATTTCGCTGGGTCAGTCCACATAATGTAATCTAGTTTTGAAATAATTGTACCAGGCATCTTTAAGTTAAGTGGGTCATATAGTTGATGATTTGTAAAGTTATCATCATCTTGGACTATTAGTCGCTTGGTTAATTCAGTATCAATTACTGTTGCCTTTCTGGCATGAACTAATGTGCCACTCACTGGACTATAACTTAATACTGCCCATCCAGTAGTACTATAATTATCTATCCACAATTTACTTGCACTATTCAGTCCAAGTGCATTTTCAAATTCTACACGAGTGTTGCCGTTAAATCCAGGAGTATATCTCACTGATTTCCATAGCATTGCTTTAAAGTTCGCACTTGATGTCACATTAGAGTATAGTAACACAAGACCAACTTTAGTTAGTATCGCTTGTGCTGTTCCAGAGAATGTCATTGATACTGTATCATTAGTGAATATCATTCTTCCGTCACTTGACAATCCTACTACGTTTTCTGAAGCCGCAGTGATTTGGCTTGCAAATTCTAATGCAGAAGGACTTGAGGATGTTGTGTTACTGTATGTTCCTGCTGTTATTCCCATATCAGAAAGAGGATTTCCAGCAATATTAGAACAAACAATGCTCTTCTCTGAACTTGTTATTTTAACCTGTCTATCTGCTTTAACCGCAGCCACTGTTGAGCCTTGGAATACTTGAGTGTTCAAGTCAGATACTATTGTGTCTGTGGCATCGATTGCTACTGTAGTAGTTGCATACCCTAATCTACTCATAGCGCCAGCGGTTACTTCAACTATATCTAAGTTATGATTTAAACTTGATATCTTAAGAGTTCCAGTTACAACTGATGCAGTTATTCCAGAAATAGAAAGTGCATTTATCTGTGCAGAAACACTATCTAATGTTGGATTAGAATTAGTTTCATATGTGCCGGCTGTGATACCCAACTGATTTAATGCTGTTCCAGAGATTGTCATTGTAGTGCCAGAACTTACTATAGTCATGCGATTGTTTGCATCTACTGTTGCTGTAATATTAGTTATTGTAGTTAGGGCTGTTGCTAGATTATCTAGTTTTGAATCTGTGTATGAGTTTGTCGCCGATAGTCCCAAATCTATTAGTGAACCACCAGTCATAGTTAGTTGGGAAACTGAAGTTGTGATAACTAAATTACTTCCTGAAGTACTTGCTATAACACTACTAGTTCCTGAATTAATCGCAATTACAATCGCCGATAAATTGGCACCACTTGCTAACGTAATTGTGTCACCATTAATTGTTAGTGGCTTTGTCGATGACATTACTGGAGAAGCAACAGAACCAGTAACTGATAAATCTGCTATTGTCTTTGTTGTGCTATCAATGATAACAGTGTTTCCTGTCGTCAGTGGTGAACTTCTTGTCGATGTTGATGTTTTCGATATAGTTTCAGATGCACTGTAACCAATAGTCAACCCCGTACCATCTACAGTTATTTGGTCACCTTGGTTTGAACTAAATGCGCCTGTTGTTGTTGCAACAGTTCCTGAGAATGTTACAGTTGTATTTGTTCCGTTCTCAACTATACCGGAATTGTTGTAAACAACAAAACTTGCTTGTTCGCCTTCTGATATAATTGAATTAGCAACTGTGCCTAGTATTGTTATTCCCGTACTAGTAGTTCCTGATGGAGTATAAGTGTAAGATGTTCCATCGATTGTAATAATATCACCACTATTAAATACTGGATTACTAACTGAACCTATCGCTTCTACTCCAGAATTTGAACTAGTTGGCACAAAGATACTGTTCGAAGTTGTAGAATCTATCTCAACAGTTAATGGTTCAAAATCTTCTTCAAATACTAGATACTCGTATACTGTGACTCCGCTTACAGTTTTTACTCCGTTAGAAGATAGCAAGTAATAACCTGATATGGTTGGTGTTATCTCATCAGCAGTTATTTTTAAATAAATCGGCTTAGTAATAGATGTGCTATCGATAGCAGATGCAGTGCCAATGTATAATTGATTGTCTGATGTTTCGCCAATATAACTTATTTCTGCTACTTCACTAAGTCGTACTACATCCCATTCTCTATCATCATCTGTTTGTAGCCATGCTGTATCTCCTTCGTATAGAGCAGTTTCAGTCAATGAAGTTAATGAATCGTATGTACTTGTGATATAACTCACATCAGACTCATTCACATATCCAGTTGTTTTGATTGCTATATTACTTTCTTTTTTAATTGGTAATAGTTCTTTAGTAGTATCTTGGTATTCTATTAAAAATGGGTCCTGAGTCATTTCACTAACCGTGACTTCTTTTTCCATTGTGAATTTTGTAGACTGATGTCCATACTCACTTAATTTAATTGCCCATATATCACAATGTTTTATGTCTTTAACAGCACTGTTAGTGTTGACAATCTTGTTTACACTAGAGCCTGTTCCTTTATGTGATAAGAAACCTTTATAAAATTCTAATTGTGATTCTCTTTCAATACCATGATTTGATAGATATGCTCTTGTTGTATATCCATATTGATTTGATTTTAACTTATTGATAATTGATAGACCTTGGTCAACTAACGTATCTCTGTAGTATTGAGTTTCAGCAATCATTGTATCAAAGTTAGGTATCAATTCGTTGTTATGAACAATGTAACCATCAACAGCCATTGTTCCGTCCCATCCAACTGTTCTGTTACAATCAATTTGTACTCTAAGATTTCTATTATGATTGTGTGGGTCGTATATAATATCTCCGTAACTATCAGTTCTATCGATAACGAATGCGTGTTCGATATCTCTTATGTCCATCTTCATTCCATAGATAGGAATGTTACTTGTGAATGTTAATTTAGAACCGTCTGTATGAAAATTAACTTCAGTGCTTGGTATAAGTCTACCAGATGCATCTACTATACGATAGTAGTTCTTAAATGTTTCTGTTGCTACACTGGCTACACCATAATCTGTATTAAAACTTCCGCCAGTTAATAAAGGCGTAAGAGTGATAAAATCACCAACTGAATTATTTTCTGATTGCCATTCTAAGAACTTGAATAATAGATTTTCCCAATTTACTGGTTCACCAAACTCGCTTGAGTCTGTGAAATCCCATCCTACTAATTCAAGATAATGTGCGTAACCCAGTATTAAGTGAGCAACGTCATCTACTGTATCTAATATATCACCGTAATTATAATTCTTTACAGTGTCATCTACTAATTCTTTGTAACCCATTGCTTGAACTTTATTAGTTCTTGGCCATTCTGTTACTGGTTTCCAATCTTTAATGTTATCATCAAAGTCAGAGGTTGCTGTGTGACTAGTAAGACAAACATAAGGAACACTGTTCCATAATGCATATGAATCCATTCTGTAGTATTCACCAGATGTCCAATTCTGTAACGTAAGTTTGTCACCCGATGTTGAGAATGCTTTTTCTCCACTTGATTTATCCCATCCCATCGCATAAAATGTAGGATTTAGTTCATCATATCCATGAATTCTAAATCCAAACTTATCAATTTTAGGTTGGGAAACTAGTGTCCAACTTGCGTAGTCAAAGGTAATTGCAGCCGCAGTTTCTTTTGATGATACGCCGTCTATTTTTCTTTTATAATATTTGCCATCTGTTGAATTCAGAACAACCAAACCCTTAAAGTAAGTTGCCACATCAGCCAGTGCGTAAACTGGATGCTTAGTAGCAGTTGATACTTTTTCTAATACGATAGCACTAAAGTATTCACTTCTGTTTGGTACACCAGCGTGAACAAACAAATCAAAGTTGTCTTCTGGCAATTCAGTGAATCTACTATTTGATAGTGAATTATTTTCTGTTTGCAATTTAAAGTTATTAACAAACCCACCTAACTTTGAACCCAACTTAAATGAATAGTTCTCTTTTTCTGCAATTACTAATTCGTTATTGATATTGTCATTCTGGTTAGAATAGGCAATGATAGATTTTAATTCAGTTGAATACTTGTGTATAATCTCAAATGGATTTGTCAGCATCATCAATAGAAACTCTGCAAATACAAATTCACTACTACGAGTCCATGCAAGTTCAACTGGAGAGTTGTCTCCGAATTCCCATGCTTGGTCCATTAATGCTATGTCACTTGATGATATTGCACTACCGAAGAACAAATTCGCTGGTGTCCGCAAGTTGTCTGAACCGTCAACTGGGACTGGTATCGATAAATCATTTAGATTTATTAATGATTCCCAAAAGGATATTGTCGTATAAGTTGCACCGTATTTCGTATCAAAGCCTGCTGGCTTCTGTGATAATTTTAATGCCTTCCATGGTTCTAATAGTGGCTTATCTGTGCCATAAGCCTGTAGTAGTTGACCTCTCCAGTGACCAGCGGTTGTGTCATCTTTTGCTCTATAGTTCCATGTTTTGAAATCAGTAACATCGTAAGTATCGTTGTCTAAGTCGTCAATACTATTTCTCATCATCCACTTCTTAAAGAATGGATACATAATATATTTCTTTTCAGACATAGTATAGTCATTTGTCGCTGTGCCATATATGCCATAATTCATGCTGTCTATGTCAGAATCTTTATTGTTTGTTAGATTATTAAACACCAAAGTTTCGAATATAATTAATATGGTATCTATTCTATTTGTCTTACCGTCTACTAATGGATATGCAGGAGTCAGTGAACCATCGTGCCCTTTAATAAACTTCACTGATGAAGAATATCCTGTATCTGTAATTATTTCTGGAATATATGCTGGTGCAATACCTAAAGAAGTTGCACTTGGTGGGATATAAGTTTCTTTAATGTTAATATAATGTCTAACAGTTATTACATCACCTGTTGACCTTGCTGTTGTAAAGTTTATTTCTGTTGCACCAGAAGATAATGTATAATCTATATTGAATCTCTGTATAACATCATTTAGAGTTATAACAATATTTTTGTCATGTAGTATCGAGTCTCTGAATGTAGGCATTACTTGTTCAGTTGCGCCATCAATGACTGTGACATCAAGTTGTTGATAATGAGAATTATTCTCACCAAAGTTTATCATAGAACTATCTCTAAAAATACTCACACTTGTGTGTTTTCCTTGAGATATACTACTGATTGCATCTTCTAAAATTTGCAAATCTGTTTTGGTATCACTCGCACTACTTGATAATGTTTTTATAATTGTAGTTATTAGTTTGTTCTTATATCCATTATAAGCATTTGATAAAAATTCAGTGGCTTTTAGTGGATTATAATCTTCTCTTGTTAATGCAAAGTACGCCTCTTTGACATCTACATTGTTACGAACTAGTACACTGCCCTTATCTGCGTGTCTTAATTTCAGAGTTGTGTCACCAATGTTTCTGTAGTTGTTTGAAGCATTTGCATTGCCAGACAATGCATCAGTTGTTTCGATTATACGAGACATATGCTCGTGTAGAGTAGAGTATACTAATTCTTTATTAGCGTACGAAGTATTATCAACGTTATATTCTAGTGCAGGGTTTAATCTTTGAAATACTTTGTCGCCTTCATAAACAACCGGAGTTGAAGTACAGTAATCAACATATATGTTTCCAGAAACTGCCTCTGTTAGTGTGATTTTCTTTGACGCATCATCAAATGTATAATTTCCTAATTGCTTTTTACCGTCTACATATAAATCTATTGAATTGAAATTCTTAGGAGACTGGAGAAGTTGAATATTTGAAACTGTAGCCTTGTCGCCCAACTCTTGTCTTAGGTTTCTATAATCAAAAGTTGTGGATATCATTAAATCTTTGTAACTCGCGGCAACAATCCCATTTTCCCACTTGTATGTTGAGTTGTCTAATAAGTCAATATTAAATACAAATTCACTATAGTAATCACCCGCTTTTAACTTAGGTTTAAATCCTAGTTCTGCATCTGTTACATAGTTCTCACCAACAACATAATGAAATATTTTTATGTCAGCAAGTTGAGTTGTTCCGGTAGAATCGTATGATTCAAATGTTGGTAAAGCCCATACTGTGTCACTCAAAGATTTGGCTTGACTTCCATTACTAAGTTTTACATGTTTATCAAATTCTATGATTGGACGAGATGCTTGTGTTATTAACTTAAAGTTTGAGTCAGTGATATATTTTTTGATGTCATCATAGTGATGCCAACTATTATTCTTTGACCACCAGTTGTTAGTGCCATATGGCTTATCTACGCTACGGTCGATTGTAACGTAATGTTTAATATCTGTTCCTGCAAATATGTCTGAACGAAATTCTGATGGCACCCAGTAATACATACTGAAGTTAACAAATTTATCTAAATCTATTGGCAATGCAATAGTGCTTAATGTGTTGCTACTATTAAATAATCTTCTATGGTCGTTTGTGAGAGAGCCTTTGTTGTATACTGCATTGAGTAAATCTTCGTAGAATATATTATCAGTCGCATTTCTGTTTGAGAAAGTTGGTTCTAATCCATAATTATCTCTTGCATATGATTGTGGTGGGAATGAAAGATATATATCACTACTTTTGAATATTCCTTTTTCTTTTCTACCAACAAACGCTTTTGTTTTCTCCATTTCACCAACAGAGAACGCACGGTCAAGAGTTGACTCAAATATTGTTTCTAACTCGCGGTTCTTTAAGTGTCCTGGTAAAAAGTCATAAATCTTCTTTGCCATGTTATTCGCCTACTAATTCAGATTGTGATAATTGTGTAATTATTTTTACATCATTCGATGTTGTTACTGCCATAAATATCTCATTCAATGCACAAGAGATACTTAGTAACTTTGTGAACTCATTCGTAGAATATTTAGGAGTAATTACTACACTCGAAATATAGTCTCCTAGTTCTTGGTGCAAGTATGCCGCCAGTTCTGAGAAGTAGAATGTCGCTCCGAAATCCCAGTTGTCAATTGCAAAGTATTCATTCACTTTCGTAGACACTGCTGTTTTGATTTCACTGTCTGTGTATCCAACTCCCAACTTCTTAATTACCTTAAATACTGCTTGATTCTCTGTTGTAGCATATGAGCCGAACAGATATTTGAACTCTGCTGGAATATAAGCAACATGGTCTGCAATGGCAGCCTTAGGCTCAATTGTAGTCATTAGTTTTTTCAATTCATAATTATTTGGTGGTGTTGGTTGTTTAGTTGTGAAATCTTTTGCTACCCATTTCTGTACATTTCTCACATAATCAGAACTCAAGACATACATATCAATAATATTACTTGTGCTAGGATTTATTCGTTTGTCTATATCTGCATAATGGTCCCATCTGAAACTTGTAAATGTGTCTTCAACAAATGATATTCCTTCTTTCACTGAATATGATATAGACTGATACACTATGTTTTCTCCAGAGCCACTATATGTGAAAGATGTATTCCAAACTCCACCTATTCGTTTATACCAAGTTGTGTTGGTTGTGTTATACCACAATATAGCAGTCAAAGGAACTGTATTATCTGGAGTGAGGGCACTGACTTGTGGTGCCGCATATGCCACAGTTGACGCTCTATCATATGTTACTGTTCCAACAGTATATGATTCTGTTACCATTGAATTTCCAGAAGTGATAGTAAAGACTTCGTATGGATTACCGTTTGTATTTCCTGCGAACAACTTAACTTTTGTATTATCTTTGTAACCTGCTTGAGTGTAGTAATCATCATATACATGCGCCGCTAATGTTTTGTATGTTACATCTGTTTGTGTGGCTAATGTCGCTAATTCGAATGTCGCTTTTACTCTGACTGAGAAGGTAGTAATGTCTGCATAAGATGTTGGAGAGCCAATAAAGACATCAATAAGGTCATTTACTGCGACTGCATGTGTCCAGAATACAACTTTATATGTTGTACCAGTGATAAGTGTAACTGTAGTATGCTCTGCATCAATAAAAGTACCATTTGCTGTTTTAAGAAGCATGTTACTCGTTGTAAGTGCTGTTGCACTTGTTATTGTAAATTGTCCATACGGATATTGTTTGAACTTGATATCTTGGTCTAGTGTGTTGATGTTTAATTGGTTCTGATTACCTGGAGTACCAGCATCTGTGTCGGCATGTTGGAATGGCAAAGTAAATGTATACTCTGTAGTTCCAGCATCATAAGTTGTTACTATACCTGTTCCGCTTTGTTCAATATTATCTGTCGTATCAATAAACGCAAATTTATTACCAGCACTACTAAAATACGGGGTTGATGGTATTCCTTTGAACCCAATAGTATTCAAATCAGCCGTACTAATTGTCGCAAAACTACTGTCTGCATTAGAATGGTCTTCAGAGCCTGAATAGTTAATAGCAATATTCGTGGATGACAGATTAGTGTCGGTCGATACTGTTACTGAATTGTCTATTCCAACTGTGGATGATAATGATGTTATTGTTGCTAGGTCATCAATTTGTAAATGTAGTTTGTCTTGTCCGTCTCCTAAATCTGTCTCGTCACCAATAACCTCACCTGCAGTTGTTGTAGGTTTAATTACTTGTGCCGCTGTTAATGGATATTCTAAACCATCTGGTGATATAAGAGAATGTGAATATAATGGACTTCTAACTGCTCCATTTGTTTCAATGAAGTTGTATGTTTCTCTAGCACCAGTGTTGAGATAGACTGCGTTAAATGTTGCACCCACAGTACTATAAACTGCAGGATTACTTACTTTTTGTTGTCCCACTACCACTGTTGGATTATTCGTTGTTGAATCGTAATTACTTGAAGTTTGACCCGATAAGTAGTTTAAAAATATAGTATCTCTCTGAGATAGATTTGTTTCATTATCGATTACATCAGTTGTATTCCCATAGAAAAACTTAACTTGGTCTCTACTTTCGAATGCCACTTTTTTACCAGTGAATTGTGCTATGTATTCTGATTCATTATCTCTAATTCCAGAAGTGTAGTTGAAGATTACGTGTATTTCTGAAGGAGTAGAACCAGTGTGAATTTGCCATTCCCATTCTTGTGCCTTGCCGGCTACTAATCCATACTTCAATGTAAACGTTGTTTCTGAAACACTATCTACTTTAGCCTTAATTGCTGTTACTTCGGCGTCATTAAATTTTGTTCTTACACCTCTTATAATTTTTATAATAGTTCCATTTGCTGGCATTGATTTGTCAAGTGTGTAGTTTGATGACAGGTCAGCCAGTTTTGTGCCTACTGTTAAAACTTTTGCATATGTTGTTATTTCACCAACGTTCAGTTCAAAAATATCGCCTTCGAATACTTTAGCATCTATTGTAGCATTTACTACCATTGAATCATTTGTTGATACTGTAAATGATTTTGCTACTGCTATATTGATACCAACCGCACTGTTATACTTGTAGTAAAATTGATTTAAAAGACTTGGATGTTTGATTGCTTTAGTAAGTTCATTTCTTATAAAATTATCACTTTTGCCTTGTTCTTTATTATAACTTAGAGGAACTTTTATTACCTCATCTTCAACGAATAAACTTCCGTCTGCTCCCGTCACACTTAAATTTGAGTGGTGACCGATTACATCATCCATCTCAAAGAAACGAGATTTACCGGCAAATGATGTGTTAACTGATTTTAATTTTCTAACTACATTACTGCCGAGACTTAATGGATATACGTTATAATCTTGTGCGTTAACCATTCTATCTTGTGAGTAATAACTTCTAGGTGCTATTCTACGTACACTTGCATATGTTTCGCCAGAGTAGTTCTCAGTGAAGTCTTTAGTGCTTGTCAGTGTGAATGTTAGGCTATATGTTCTGCCGTCACCACTTACATATGGAATTGTTATATCTACGTTAGTGATGTCGTTTGCATTTACAGAAAAGTTATCGTTGTCTGCTGTTCTGTACCATGTTCTATATCCACCACTTGCGGCATTACCAAATACACCATCTGGATAAGTTAATTCAATTGAGTTATTGTCAAGTGAGCCTATGCTTACTATATCGCCTGAACCCGTTCGTAAGGCATTATAAATTGCAGTTTCACGGGTAGAGTTGTCTACTTTAGTAACACTGGAAACATACGTGTTGTTCGAATCCGTTTTCGTAACCCAAACATCACTATTTGATACGTCTACTGCATTTACCTTCTGTCTTCTATTTGAAATTACTGTTTTGTAGTTTTTATCTTCGTAATTCAATTGACCAGCACAAGCGTAAACAAAGAATCCTGTTCTATCACTAGCAGAACCCAAGTTATCATTTCTGTTTATAAGTGTAAAGTTTTTAGAAAGATTTGGTTCGTCTTCATAAATCGTTGATAGTGTCTTGTCTAGAACAACACGAACAGCCTCAAAATTTCTGGAAGCGCCTGCTATTGGACTAGTAAATGGATAATTTATGTTCTTTGAAGACGAAGACTCATTTATTTCATATAAAGAGTAATCTACCTCATCGAGTCTCATTGTAGACGCTGGATTTTGAATTTTTGTATTTCCAGCGAATGAAGAATTTAAAACACTAATAAAGTTCTCATACCAATCAGCATTATTGCTGTCGTTCCAATTTACAATTTTTCCTGCAAGAGATAAACCTTCGTTGTCCAATACGTCTTCACTAGTTGTGACACTTGAAATCTTCATAAAGCCTTTTGCGTTGATTGGGCGTGTCTTATTATATCCAAGTGATTTTGCCATTTGAAGAATGCTGGCTCTACGTTCAGCAGTGTCCATGAAATTCTCACGGGTATTCATATCCAATCTGAATGCTAAACTGTGTCCCATGTATGCGACTAAATCTAAGACTGCGATAAATTCAGAACTTGATACGAAGTCATTAAACTTATCAGGATAAGTCTGTGCTGTATACTCTAGGAGTGCTGTTCTAATTGTGTCAAAATCATATGCTTTAAGGCTAATATTGGTAAATGCAGTATATACTGTTGTCCAACTTTCACTTGCGAATAGATTGTCTGTACGTTCTTGGCTCATAATGGTCTCTCTATTATTCTCTATCTAAGTCGATAGCCAATTCTACTATCTCATTTGATGGTAGAATTGAAATTCTTAGCATAGCGTTTATTGTATGGTCCGAGTCTGTAACCTCTATGCTAACAAGGTCAACTCTCGGGTCAGTATCTATAATCTTTGTTAAATCTGCTCTAATTAAGTCAGTTGTTTCTGGAGTCAGAGGCTCAAATTTCATTTCATGGATAATTGACCCGTAAGTAGGCAACATCACACGTTCGCCCCTACGAGTCATGATATGATTCATTAGGTCTTCAATCACCAAGTCTTTGTCATGTAACTCGTGATTTATTGCTTTTAAATTTTTGGTACTAAACCCTGCGAATATTGGCATATCTATTATTTTCTCTGTAGTTTATGTTACATGTATTTATCTCTACATAATATTCGTAGTTTTAGATTGACAAATGGATGCAATTCTGTTATGATAGTATATAAATAATAGTAATAATCACAACAAGGATAACATCTAATGCCAAATTTAGTACCAATGGTCGTTGACCAATCAGCAAATGGAGAGCGTAGTTACGATATTTTCTCTCGTTTATTAAAAGAAAGAGTGATATTTTTGACTAGCGAAGTGAATGACTACCAAGCAGACTTGATTTGTGCCCAGTTATTGTTCTTAGAAGCAGAGAATTCAGACAAAGATATACATTTTTATATCAATTCTCCTGGTGGTGCAGTTACATCTGGTATGGCAATATATGATACTATGCAGTTTATTACTTCTCCAGTAGCAACTACAGTTATGGGACAAGCATGTTCTATGGGTTCACTACTAGCACAAGCAGGTGCTGAAGGAAAAAGATATGTATTACCTAATGCACGTACAATGATTCATCAACCGTCAGGTGGTGCTGGTGGTCAAGCAACGGATATGAAAATTCAAGTCGATGAAATAATGAAGATGAAAGAGAGATTAACTGGAATTTATGTATCACATAATACTGCTGGAAAGACATTTGAAGAGTTAACAGAAGCAATGGAACGTGATAATTTTATGTCGGCAGAAGAGACTGTTGCGTTTGGACTTGCAGATAAAGTTTTAGATAAACGTTAAATTCCAGGCACGAAACTAAACATCTGAGCAGTTTTTATTTTACGTTGGGCAAGAATATCATCAACCTTGCCATTCTTCTTTATGTTACTTTGAATTTCGTCTGTTATCGAATACCAGTCTTTTGCATTTATAAGTTTTGTGATTGGACTGTTTTCTATAACACTCACTCCTTCATAAAAAAAGTGATATAGTAACGCATCATATTGTGGTTGTGAAATCTTTACTTTGATAAATTTCTCCAACACATTGCCAATATTTCTTAGTTGTTTCTCTAAAATAAATTGTGCCGCTCCAGTCGTTATCTTATTTGCCGATATATCCACACGAGTAGAGGCCGCAGTAATGTAACCATATTCTATTTCTGTATCTGAAATATTATAGTTATAGCCCACTACATTATTGAGAACTGTAGTGGTTGGTGTGTTATCTAATATGATGGCGTCTTTGCTCACTGATGAAAATGTTAAATCTTTCACATCATTCAGGTCAACTCTTATGTGAGAAAGAATATAAGTCGGATTTCCATTTTCGTGATAATTTATCCCTAAAAATGTACCAACATCTGTTATAACGTTTAATGGCATTTGGATATAATTTAGCAATGAGCCTGGTCGTTTATCATATATCATTATTTTGTTCCTGAATTCTTTAAACCTTCTTCACTTGCTTGTGAATATGCAAAGTCACTTGTTGTTAATTTTTTAGCATGAGGTCTAGTAAATGGTTCATGCGATGGCATCTCAGACACAATCGTATCTTTAAGTATTATTGATTCTAAGTTTTCATCAATATCTGCTTTCTCACTCACTAAAATAAGTTCTGATTTTGGTGCTTCTGGACCATTCAACTCTAAGTTATTGCCAGTAGTTACTACACAGTTAATTCCAACATTAATATTCATTGTTGATTCGCTTTGTAAAAATTGATTGGCTTTGCTTCGTAAATGTAATTCTTCGTCTGTATTAATCTTAGTGGTTTTAATACTACGCATATTAATATTTTCTCCTGCTTCGATATTAATATTTTTGTCTGCTCGTAAATTAAAGTCTTTCTGAGTTCTCATGTTCATTGAGCCTTTAGCGTATACATTCACTTCACCACTTGCTCCAATCTCTATCCATCCAGTGCCACTACTGTTAATAATATGAATAAAATCATTACCGCCATCTATCGTAATCGCACTGCCAGAAGATGTTGTTATTTTTATCTGTTCAGGATGTATAGTGCCATCATCTGATATACTTCCGTCATCCATTGATATAGAAGAACCAGCCGATGTTTTCATACCGTAAACTTTAGAGTGTTGGGTTGATTGGTCACCCTTACTGTTTCTATATCCGCCATCTCTTCTAGAACTAGTAGTTGTTGGACCTCTAAGGTCATCACTGAATGTTCCTTGTCCGCCGAGTATTTTATTAAATGCCGAGTTAGGAATTTCAGCACCGTCTAGTTCAGCCGCAGCCGCATCATGGTGATTTTTCATAACAGGAGTATCAACAAATGCACCTTCGCCTATTCCAGACCCATCAATGTGTGGATTTCCTTTAATACCACCAGCAACTATATCTACTGTATCTGACACAGTTGCAAACCAATACGAATCATCCGTTGAGTTAGCATCTGCGAAGAATACAAGAATTTCATCACCCGTCTTATCAGGAACATGAAACATAG